ATTGTCGTCTATGCTACCTAATTCAATAGCTAACGGCACGAGCTCATTATTCCAATAAGGTATATCAATAGCCAAACCTTGTAACCATTCGGTCATTGCTTTTTGTTTTCCGTATCGTTTAATTGCAAAATCATATTCACTATGAAAACGATTAAACAAATAGTTTACCTTTTCTTCATCTGTTGCTAATTCGTTACCCTCTATATGAATCCTATCTAATATATATTTTTTATAATTAGCTTTATATTTTGTATGGTGTAGTTTCATACTTCATTCCTTTCTATTGTGCCGACTTTATTCCCGTTAATATCATATAAATAAACTAAATCGTTAGTATTTATTTTATTGATGTTATCTTGTAGTATTCTTTTAACTTCATTTAATTCATCAAACTCGAACGCTTGATTATCTGTATTAATTTTTATTTTAATATCCATTACTTCCCCTCTTCTACATCAAATTCAGAGCCGTCTAATAACTTGCCTTGACTTTCAGAAGATATAACTTCATCAATTGCTTGCTCTTCATTGTTTGCTGAAACATAATGAACATAAGTCATAGTTTCATATACTTTGTATTGTTTCATTTTTTATTCTCCCTTTATGTTTGTAACATCCATTATACACATTACAGAAATAACACAAAGTATTTAAGTAGATTTCTTTTAGTTGGTTATTGTTGTGAAGTGTAGAGGATAACCTGGAGGATGTTATGAGAGTAATCTTATTATCGTTATCCATATTAAAACACCGTATACCCATTATTAAAAAAAATATATCCTATGTTTTACACTATGTCTTATTTTGTAGTATTTCTTAGATAAAACCCTATAAACACTAAGAAAAATAAGTTGACCTATAATCTGTATTATGTTGCATTGAGTAGATATAAATGCAAATGTCAATATGAAACCCCAACATCTATGATGTTAGACACCAGTAAATCCTTGGAAACTTTTACTAAGAAATATGCACTGTCTTAGTAGATAAACTACAGATAGTAATACTACTAATACAGTAATAAGTATTATCTCTGATCTGTTTGAGTGGTTGTTTACACTCTGTGCATTTCATAATGTTTATTCTAGTTGTAGTTTCTTTATTGTGGTTCTAACCCTGTGTCACTCCCTCCCAAAACCAGAATGAACTAAAAATAGTAACAAATAAATATGTGAAGTAATAGGCTATTACCCTAGTTAAGATGGTCCAGCTAGTCCACGTTCCCTTTAGTGTTGATCCAACATTCCTTTCCTTAGAGCTAGAGAAATGTTTTGTTTGTTGTTGTCATAGTATCACAACTCTACTAATATGCAAGTACCTGGAAAGACCAGGTGCAGCATATGAGGATATGCTTCAATTTATAATAAGAAAGAAAGGCTTTTCATTAAAATTTAAGTATGTGGTGTACTTGAAGGTATTGTTTAAGATGAAATGTTTTTGTGGATTGTTATATTTTTCATTACAGTAAATGGACAGACTGTACGTGTACAAAACCCTGTAGCAATACAGGGTTTTGTTTATTGACTTACTTTCTAATCTGGTTTATAATAAAGTATCAAAAACACTTCCCTGTTTGTGATTAACCCAAAATCCCTAGCTCCTAGTCTAGGGTATAGAAAGGAAAAATATGAAAGTTATGTTTACTTTTAGTACTACTGAAGATTACATTGTTGATACTGAAGATATAAAAGAATCACAAAAATTAATTAAAATGATATGGGAACATAAACAAAATACTCAAAAAGATTTGTTAGTACAACATAATATAGATTACTCAATAGATGTAATTGAGTATGTAGCAGAAGAAGAATAGAAAATGACAGATATACCAGCAGTTGATTGCGACCAGTGCCTGAATCCCTTTTGGGCAGATCAGCTTACTGATGGCTTATGCCCTACTTGTGGTGTAAACGATTTAGAAAGTTTCTTTGAATAGTGAGTAAGTGTTGCAAATATAATCAATGTCAGGAGTGTTTACTTGCTCAAAAAGAGATGAGTAATTTTTGGTTATTTAAAATAAAAAAAAATTTTTACCCCACTGGATCTTGTAAATCAGTAGGAGCTTGGCGACCTTTTATACGAGGATAAGTTTTTGGTTTATGATTATTACAATATTTAAATTTATTGTATTTTGAAATAACTGTCTGACATTCTTTGTGAACGCAGACTCTTCCACTACTATATGTAGTAGAGGGTTTATGATTAGGATATTGTTTTCCTTTAATATAATCACTCATACAACATATAGTATAGGAGATACAATGCCAAAAAAAGGATACAGTCCTAAAAAAGGGATGAAAAAAAATAAAGTTAGAAAAAAAAGATAATGGCTGAGTACCAAGGTAAAACAGTTGATTTAAATAAAGTTACTAGAATTGCTAAAAATGAATCAGAGTATGGAGCAAAAACATACAAAGTTTATGTACAAGATGGTAAAAAAATTAAAAAAATTACATTTGGTAATATAACAACTTTTGATAAATATTTTAAAAAAGAACAAGAACAACTAGATGCATTTCGCAAAAGAATCGGAAGGTCTAGGAAATCAATAGTAGGTAGATAATGGCTGAATGGCGAGGAATGAAAGTGAAGTTAAATTCACCTAGCCCTATTCGTAAGGGTGAGCCTGGCTATGGTCGTAAGAAGTCTAAAGTCTTTGTAATGAAAAATGGGAAAGTCAAGAAAATAATGTTTGGCGACCCTAATATGAAGATTAGAAAAAACAATCCAGAGGCTAGAGCTTCGTTTCGTGCTAGACACAAATGCAGCACAGCTAAGGATAAAACAACTGCACGATATTGGAGTTGCAGAGCCTGGTAAGGAGATAGTATGGCTAAGAAAGTAAGCTGGTTGTATGGTGGTAAACGCTACTATGGAACTCTGATTAGGGAAACTAAAACACATAAGTTTGCTAGAACAGAAAACGGCAAAGTCAAAAAAATAAAGAAATAATGGCAGAGCGTAGGCAATGTAGCAATACAGGATGTGAGAAAAAATTTACTATAAAAAATGGTAACAGTCGTTACTGTTCTACTCAATGTTCTAATAGAGCTAAATACAAACGAGCTAAAGAGCGTGAGCGTTTAGAGGCTATCAATAAACTAGATATAAACGAAACAACATTAAATCGTGGTGAACACTACAAGGACTATGTAGAAAATTATGCAAGTCTAGTAGAGCAGAAAACAATTACACAATCTGATGTAGCACGACTTATAGGCGTAGCTAAAGATATAGTCAACAAAATGCACAATGCTTATCGCATAGATAAAACTAATGCAGAACAACGAGAAGATTGGTCAACGCCAAAAGAAGCTATTGATTCACTACAGAAATTTGAAGATTTTAGAGATAGGTACTTTCAGACAGAAACAGGAGATAAGTATGAAACAGCAGACTTTCATCAACGCTGGATTCAATCTATCTTAGATGCTATTGATACTGGTGGAGAACAGATGATCCTTAGCCCACCACGACACGGCAAAACTGACTTGTTAACACACTTTGCTATATGGCAGATATGTAAAAATCCTAATGTCAGAATTATGTGGGTTGGTGGTAACGAAGAGATAGCAAAGAATGCTGTAGGTGCTGTAGTTGACCACTTAGAACATAATGAAAAACTTATAGAGGATTTCTGTGGACCAGGAGCTACCTTTAAACCTAAGAATAGATCAGGTAAGTCTTGGACATCTGGACAGTTTACTACTGCTACAAGAACAGTTACTGGTATTAAATCACCTACTATGGTTGCTGTTGGTAAAGGTGGTAAGATTCTCTCTCGTGACTGTGACTTGATTATTGCAGATGACATTGAGGACCACGGAACAACTGTACAACCTAGTGCTAGAGAGCAGACTAGACAATGGTGGACAACCACACTATCTAGTCGTAAAGAGGAACATACAGCTATTGTTGTGATTGGATCAAGACAGCATCCTGAAGATTTATATAACTTTCTTTTAGAAAACCCAGAGATGACCACAATTGTAGAAGAGGCACATAGTACAGAGTGTGTACTGCCAGAGAACGAAATTGAGTTACATACTGACTGTATGTTATGGGCAGGAAAGCGTAGTTACAAATGGTTATTGTCAAGATTACACGCAGCTGAAACCACAGGTGGTAAAGCTATCTTTGAGATGGTGTATCTTAACAAAGCATTTGTAGATGGTATAACAATGTTTGATGTAGAAGAGATAGATGTTTGTAGAGATGTAAATAGAGTTGTAGGGCAGGTACCTGCTGGAACACATTTGATAGCAGGACTTGACCCAGCTTCTACAGGTTATCAGGCTTGTTTCTTATGGGCTATAGATTCTGATTCAGGAAAACTTTATATGGTTGATATAGAAAACCAAGAAGGTGGTGGTGTCATACAAGCTAAACAAACCATAAAGAAATGGCACGAAATGTATGGACTTTCACACTGGGTTATTGAAGAGAATGGTTTTCAGAGAGCGATACGACAAGACAAAGATTTAAAAGATTACTGTTCACGAGTAGGTATTTACTTAGAAGGACATCAGACACAAAAAAATAAATTTGACCCTATCTTTGGCGTTGGAAGTATGAGAGAATTATTTAAGGAACAATTAATAAGTTTGCCTTATGGTAGTGCAGAAAGCGAAACAAAGAGTAATATATATCGTAGGCAACTAATTTATTTTTCTACTGGTGCTAGTAAGCAGTCAGGTAGAAATAATAAGTCAGATGTTGTTATGGCTTCTTGGTTTCCAATGAAAGTTATAAGAAGAATGCAAAAAGAAAGATTGGCTGAAGTAGGATTAGATTATGAACCAAGTTTTGGAGAATGGGATATAACTGATATGAACGAAACGCCTTGGAGTTAGAATGACACCTGAAGAAATACAATATCAAGTAACACAATTACACTTTGACAACCAGAGTGCATACTCTACTCGTGGTCGTATTCGTGCCATTATGAATGGTGGACCAGATGGTATTCAGGCATTGCTTGGAGATAACCTTAAAGGTTTCCAAGATTGGCAAGTACCTGTACCAAACCTTATGATGTCTGGACTAGAACACTTGTCACAAAAGATTGGTCGTATTCCTAACTTAAAAGTTGATGTACCTAATGGTAAAGATTCTGACAGAGCAAGAATGAAAGCTGAAAAGATTAGCAGAATTGTTAATGCTTATGATGAGGTACAAAAATTAGATTTACAAATGCCACAAGTTGGTAGATGGCTACCAGGTTATGGTTTTGCTGTATGGGTAATTAGAGAGAAAAAAGATGCTAACGGAACACCATATCCTTGTGCAGAACTTCGTGATCCATACAACTGTTTCCCAGGTTATTTTGGTGCAGACCAACAACCAAAAGAAATGGCTATTGTTCGTAGAGTACCTAAAGAATCTTTAGCAAAAGTTTATCCAAAGTTCTCAGACAAAATTATGTCTAAAGACCCTTACCAAACAAACACTCTTGGTGTTGGTAATGCTTATGCTTCTGCATACACAGATTCTTATAACGGATCTTGGGCAAACTCAAATGGTGAGGGCGACTTAATAGCAGAGTATTACAATGAAGAAGGTACATACATTTTCCATATGACCTCTGCAACTATTCTTGACTTCATACCAAACCCACTTGATAGTGGACCTGCATTTGTTATTGCAAAGAAATTTGCTTTTGACAGATTGCAAGGACAGTATGACCAGATCATAGGACTTATGGCTTCTATGGCAAAGATTAATGTGATGTCAATAATAGCAATGGAAGATGCAGTCTTTACAGAAACAAACATTTCTGGAGAGATAGAATCAGGACAATATCGTAAAGGTAGATTTGCTGTTAACTATCTAGCTCCAGGTACACAAGTATCTAAACCAGCATCTAATGTTCCTTATCAGATTTTCCAACAGATAGATAGAATAGAACGACAACTTCGTGTTGGTGGTTCTTATCCTACAACTGATGATTCACAGTCACCACTAGCTTTTGCTACTGGTAGAGGACTTGAAGAGTTAGGTGCATCTATGTCACTTATGATTAGAGAGTATCACACAGTTATGTCTGATGCTATAGAGATGATTGATG